CATGCTCCAATAGTCTTTCTGCTGCCAGACCAGTCAGTACATGAATCGAAGAAACTCGATACAATCTTATCTGACTCAATGATATAATTTTTCCAGTAGTCCCATTGCTGTATCGCATTGTTAATGGTGAGTTCTTCACCTCTGCGACGCTTTAACAGGTCTTTCATGACTGCTACATTTTCAGGTGTAGCAGATGAATCCTTTCGATGGATCTCATCAATTGGTTTACGAGGTTTAGATAATGCACACTTGGAGAAGCAATTTGCTTCTACCCCAGTGACAACTATAACTGTGAACCATTCATCTGGATCTCTAGTTGATATAACTTTCAACCTGTGCTGTGCCTCAGTGAGGTTACCCTCCTTATTGAAGGTTATAGGTTGACCATCCAGAAGCCACCCTTGTTCATCAACATTCTTGCTGATCTTTTTAACATGAGTCTTTGACATCTTTCGATTGTCAAAGTTGTATTCTTTTAGCAGGACATCTGCTATCACACTGTTGATCTTGACGACCAGAGCTTCATATACCTCTGATCTTGGGTTAAAAGGAAGAGCGATTGTGTCTTCCAGTATACTTAAGGTCATATCTGACACCTTTTGTATAGGACAAATCTATTATACACTAGTTCAGCAGAACTGGCAACCCAAAGACCTGACAAGGACCAGCAGCACATCCCACTGCCAAGTAACCACTATTGACCACGTATGCTCCCATACCACTGTTACATTGGTTAATGATAGCACCCATAGGCACAAACTCAGCAATAACACCAGTCGGTGCTGCGATGAATGTAGCATGGAATGCATTGGTAGATCCTGCAAGGATGTCTGCCATACTACTAGGCATTGTCTGACCTACTGAAATTCTAACCTGTGTAGGTGGTGCAACTCCTGGGAATGGTAGGTCTGTAGTTATATCAACAATACATCCCTTAACCATAGCAAACTGTCCAGTCAAGGACGTTGCAACCATATTGAATAGTGCAATAAACTCAAATCTACCTGAGTTTAAGAATGATGATATCCAGTTGGCCTGGTTGATTATCTCACCATCAGCAACATTTTCAATGGTATTACCTTCTATCTTGACGTTTTGAGAGTTGATCATCAACGACTCAATAGCAGCATAACTTGTCTTCGCTGCTTGTACCTTCAACTCACCACTGACTGCTATATCTCTATCACCCTCGAATCTTTCAGAAGACTTCTGCTCTGTAGAGTCTTTCAATTCACCTGCTAACTGAGGTCCAGTCTGAGTACGTCCCCACTCGTCAGCAGCATCATCGAAAGGTATCTCATCAGTAGGATAGAAACCACCTATATTCTCTCTCTTTAATACTTTATTCCTTGCTTTAGCACCATACATCGCTAAGTCTTGTGACTGTGCAATGACATCTGCTGATACTGTATTCTGAGTGACATTAGTATCTACATCTTTCAGAGCATTACCTCCACCAGTAACATCAGGTGATTCAGAGGATCCAGAAGATTCTGACTGTGGACCTTGAGAATAGTGACCATTCCATGATCCTGCTACCTCTTGGTGCATGTTACCCATGACCTTAACATAGAAGTCACCCTCTACTGTTAGACAGTAGTTACCTTTAATATTCTCACACTTATCCTTAGCAATGATCTTAGTCTCATTGTTAGGTACGTTACGGTGTATATTACCAAAACTATCTTCAAAACTACTTACACCACCAGGTCCAGTGACTACTCTCTTTACTTTACCTTCAGTAGCATCATCTATAATTCTTGTGCCATTAAGATGACTTGATACCTGCATCAGATATGGATTGGTATCCTTAAACATCTCATCAATGTAACTACCCATAGCACCTGATTGAGTGGTGGGTGTCGCTGCCATATTCAATGATGTTAAGTCTGCTCCTGAATCCTGATTGATTAAACTATCTACATTCTCATAGGGAGTACCTTTAATAGCATCTTCTATGTTGTCGCATTCCGTGGATCCTATCAGTGGGAACCACCCCTTAGACTTCGGCCTCTTTATCTTCCTGTTACAACTCTTTTTAAATAGTGCTCCTAGTATTGCCATAAGGATCTGAAGGAGACTACCCCAGTCTAGTGAGGTGAAATCAAATTCAAATATACTCTGCACTGTCTCACCCAGTGCCATTGCCTTACCTAGCATTCCTTTAGCAGTGCTTATAGCAGAGATAACATCACCAGCAACGTCCTTAACACGATTCATTGCAGATGTGATACCACCCAAGACACGGTTGCTTATTCCTTTAACAGCAGAATCAATAGTCTTACCTAATGCAGACGTAGCTATCTTATCTACAGCAAGGCTCGCCATTTGGTTAGCAAAGTTTGCCGTATCACTCAGTGCTCCCTTCACCAGTCCTAACCACATTGGTGTCTTAGCACAGAATAGTGCAAAGATCTGATCCAAGAAGGACATTAATAGGTTAACAACTACCAGTGGTACGAATGAAGATATAATCTTCACCAACATTCCTACAACCTCAGCAATTAACTTTGCCATCACCTCTTTTAAAGGTGCAAGGATACCTGCTATACCACCAGAAAGGAAGTTCATTGTCTTCCCTAGGTGCTCTCTAACCTTGTCTCCTGCTATACTCTTACCACTAATTAAGGATACTAATCCAGTCTCAGCTCTACCTAATGCTGCTGACATATTACCTAACTCAGTCAGCATCCTCTTTAAATCTTTCTCAAATCCACCACCAGCAGGTCCAGCAACACCATCACCAATACCCATCATCTCAGTGGGTGGTTTAATACTATTAGTTACAGAGTTACCAGGCGTTACTGCCTCTGCCATGTTAATACCACCACCTCTTGACTCCTCCTGTTTTCCTGTTGGAGATGCAGGTGTGTTTTCATTCTTAGGGAATGGGTTACCAGACCTTGCATTATTGTTAGTAAGGTCAGTCTGTTGTGGAGTACTGGTCTTTAATTCATTTGCAGGTCCAGCATCTGCAATAGTTGTAGCACCATCAGACTGCTCTTGTGCGAATCCTCTGAACGCACCTAAGACACATGGTAACTGTGCTTCTTCACCATCAAGGAAGAAACCTAATACCCATGCGCCTGGTTGTAATTCTGTTGTAGTACCTGCTGATTTAGTCTGTGGTTGGTCAGTTGGTAATAATACTGTTGCCCAAGGAAGTACTTCCTTCGGTACTTCTTCTAGATATGCCTTTCCTTCTGAGTTACCTGTATACCAACCAAGTATACGCACTTTAATACGACCTAGCTCGGAAGGATCTCGAATCTCTTCGACTTCTCCTACCCACCAAGTAAATGTATCTCTTCCAAGATAATCGGTACGTACGCCCATAGTATATTAGTTGTTTCTTTTATTTATCAAGTCTCTCGAAGCAAAATTCACCTTCCGACTCTTCCTTACCCCATCGAAACTTACCAGTCTCTAAATCATACCCAGTATCTATAGCACGATACTGTTTACCATTGAATCTTATTTTGGAGACCATCCTCGTGTTACCCTGGATGCATTCTCCATCAGTATTTCCATTCCACCAAATTCCATCCCAATTCCAAATGAAAGGACAGGACTCAACACCAGTAGTAATATTAGTAGTTTTAGTATAGATGACGTTTGCATCCATTTTCTCCCAATCGTACTGAATATAATTATATGGATCGTCTTCTCCCTTATACTTATACCAAGACTTAGCTAATAGTATACCATAACTAGGTTCTGTTATTCGTATATCAATCTGAGGCCACTGTGAAGGATTAGAGAATGCTTGATTTCTATTCCTATAGTGACCTACTACCTCATTAAATAACATCGATATCTTTCCAACTGTGGGGATCTATAATAGCAAATTCATTATCATTCTTAACATCAGATGCTGTTACTATTATATCATATGATATAGAGTATCGTGGTGTATTACCATGATATTCTTCTACCTCATGCTCTATGTTAGATGGGAATATGAATAGTCTACCCTCTTCAGGTACATACTGAGTATCACCATAACTGAGGTCATTCAATTCTTCAACATGTATAGGTAATCTATGTATGTTAGGTGAATAGAATTTAAGTTTACCACCAGTCAATGCACTACCTGTCTTAGGATAATATACTACAGATAATACTGAGTTTGGATGAGTATGTCTATTGATCTTACCACCCTTCTCTACCACCACAGGCCATGCCTTTGATGCATATATTTTAATCTTATCTAGATCAACATTATAAGCATTGAGGTATTGTCTACAATGAAATGCTACCTGACTGTTTAACCAAGTGAATCTCTCATCATCGAATAACAAATAGTCTCCATAGTTATCCCCAGAATAACTATTGCTTGACGCAGAAATCCCTCTCATATACTCAAGCATTTGATTCTTGGTATCTTGAGAGGGGTTTAGATCTTCATGATATATTGCGGTTGGAAACCATAAATCAATCGTCATACACTAGGCACTCGGGCTCATCTGGATGTTGGTCGCAGAATAATTCTAAAGCATTTGGATCGTGATGATCTCCTGCAACAATCTCGTCATGATGATGTTCTTCATAATCAATTAAGTCATGTAACTCTTCCTTATAGTGCCTTCTAGCAGCAGGATTAAGAGTTGGATCATCAAGGAGCTCTTTATCGTGCTCAATGTGTTGCTCTATAGTTGTCATGATTGTCTCTGTAGAGTGTATAGTTATTTATGTTTCTTGTTTAGGAACTGAGTCTCTAACTAGGTATAACTTGGTAGTTAGACCTTTTTTCTGGTAGATATGTGTTAATCCCGCAATAATATACTTACCACTGAACCTATAATCTAACAGAACCTCTTCGTCTTCCTCTGTTGAAGAAGGTATCTTTACATCAATGACATTCCCTGCTGTTAAAGCAGTATTGCCAGCAACGGTGAGGTTTAACTTAATTGCCTTGAATAGATTATACCTCGCTGCTGCATATTGTGCAACTGCAATGTTATCAATATTAGAGTTTGTTCCGTTCTCAACATTTGAATTACTACTCTGATTCTTCATACCAGGTAATGCCCTGATCTTCATCCTAGTAGGTTGTGACTTCTCAATGTCATAGAATTCTGGTATAAGGAATGGTGGTTGTGCTTGGTTACCCCTTGTAGCATCATTACCATCTACTACCTTATCTGCCTTAGCAAATACTTGCTGAAAGTTAAGTACCTTAAGAGCACTGATAGTACCACTAGGTGCTGATGATAATCCAGTACCTGATACCTTACCACCCTCACTGGTGACAGCATCTACAGATTCATTTGGTGCTGCTTCTTTCTTCTTACCTGATGTAGGTGTATAACTATCCTTCTGTGATGCCAGTGATATACCTATGGCAGCAGTCTTATAAGTACCCATCCTCATATTAGCGAGATGATTTGCCTTATCAGGGTAAGTTAGTGTCTCAATAGCATACCTCTTATCTGCTCCCTCTTGAGCACCCTGCACATAGGTGTATGTGTAGACACCATTCCTAGTTGCTTCACCTTTAGCAATACTATCGATAGATCTAAAGTTAAACCCATTCCTATTTGACCAGAATAAGAATCCAGACTGTTTATTATCACCCTTACTTGAAGCTAATCTAGTTACCTTATCTGATAGGTAATGAATAACATCACTAGGTTTCCAACTACATGCTACGAAAGTAACTTTGGAATGATTCTCAAAATTATATTTGTTTGCCTTCTTACTACCCTTAGTCTTAAGGTAAGTATCACAGACATACTTTGGTATATTTTCTACATCCTTAGACTTCTCTCCTGGTCCAAGTGATTTGAATACCTTATTAGCTTCATCATGGTACATCTCTGGAGATACACAGTGTAAGATATACAACTGTCCTCTCTCAGTCTTAGATATACTACCAATCTTATAGACAACCAACTCAACATCTAAGTGATCATTTCTTATAGCAGTACCAGTTACCATCTTAATGATAACCTTCTCACCACCCTGTAAATTCTTATTCCAGTCAATAGCATCTAAGATACTGATGTCACACCTTAAGAAGGAAGACTCGATAGATTCATGGTACTGGAATTCCAATACCATCTCAGTCATATCATATAATGTCTTACCGTTTGCTGTCTCCAGTTGTAACTTCTGGATCTCAAAATCTCTAGCGTTATCAGCATTGAAAGTACCTCCACCTGGATTAGCACCATAGCTGATCCTCTGCCAGGCAGTCGCAATGCCATTAATGTATTCTACTACTTGTGACATTTACATAAACTCCACAGGGTCAGTCATAAACTCAGCAATGATGCCATACTTAGGTTGTATATACTTATCAGCATCATGATGATCATTACCAGGAATAATGATAGGGTTATCTTGACTCATATCAGATCCAGTCATCTGTCCAGGTGCTGCATCATCTACAACTACAGTAGAGGCACTATCTTGGAGAGCATTCTGTAACTTCTCAAATTTCTGTTGTTGGAATCTCTGTTTTGCATCATCTATTACCTGACCTGCCTTCTGTAACATACCAGATGCTTGATATATTGAATGACCTTGCTTATCAAAGTCAAAGAATCCACCCGTTGCCTGATCAGCAGCACCTGCTAACCATCTCATTATACCTTTAGGTTTATCATTCTTCGGTTTCTGAATCGCTTGCTTCTTCGGTACAGGTGGTTGTGGGGGTTTGGTAGCTTTAATAACTTTACCACCTTTAGCAAAACCTGCTGGTAATGCATAACCACCTCTCTTTGCCTGTTTTAATCTTCTACCCGTTAAACCTTTATCACTTCTGGTAGCAGGAGTATCAAATGGTACTACGAATGCTCCACCCGCTGCCATCTTAGATCCAACCCACTCAGTGCCATGACCAATAAATGATGTTGACTTACCATCTAATGATACAGGATATCCTGACTGTGGACCACTGATCCATCCACCTTTGGCAAACAATCCACCTTTAGCGAAACCACCATCCTTAACATCCTTAGCTGTCATCCCTGCTGCTTTTGCTTCTTCAGGAGATACAGCTCCACCTGACTTATTAAAGTCTTCCATTACACCAGCAGGGTAATCATTACCCATCTTCATACCAAGTTGAATTGCTACCCTCTGTCTAGGTGACATCTTCTCACCAGGCTCATACCTTTCACCACCATATTTTGTATACCTTTCTTCTGACTTAGTACCTCCACCTCCATCTCCCTTCAACTCCTTAGTATCACCACCCGTGAAGAGTTTCAAGACAGCAGTTAATGCTTTCATTCCAAGGAATAGGGGCCAAAATAGTACCTTAAATCCTATACCAATAATCTTACTGATGATCGGCATGTGAGGTTCTACTGCATCAAGAATCCCACTTAGGAATGTTCCAAGAGTAGTAAAGAACTCCTCCATTGGTTTCTTTATATCAGCTATAACAGTACCAAAGGTATCACCAATCATCTTAAAGAATCTACTGACTGGTTCTACTATAGGTTGTATCAATCCACCTACTGCATCACCAATCTTACCACCTGCCATACCACCGATAGCACCACCTATGGCACCCATACCTGGTATACCAAGTGCTTTACCTGCCATGTCACCTAGTTTGGCACCCACTGCTTGACCACCAGCAGCACCGACACCAGTAGCTGCTGCCTCTACATTAGTAGCACCATCACCTTTCGCTGCCATGAATCCAGCAGCACCAGCACCCAGTCCCGTAGCAATCTTACCTCCTCTAGTTGAGAAGAAATTACCCTTACCACCTCTTGCCTTCTTAAGCTTATACTCTCTAAACTTCTGATCCTTACTCTGGAATCCAAATAGTTTCCTAAGACCTCCTACTATACCTCCTATTACCTTCTTCGCACCATCAAGCATCAACTTAGGATTCTTAAGCAGTACAAATCCAGCAAATATAGGTACCGCACCAGTAAGGAACTTGATTATACCAAAGAATCCCTTCAAACTAATAGGATTCTCTAGGAATGATACAAGACCATCAAGTGACATTCCACCTAGGAATGAAATTATATTAAATATAAACTTACCAATAGCAGCTAGGGTTAATCCTAACTTAGTAACTGCTTTAGGATTCTTTGCTATCCATTCAAATATCTTGAATTTGATCGCATCCATCAACAGACCGAACAATCCAAATATAGCAGCAAACAGACCACCACCTGTCTTCTTAGCTGCTCCAATAGCACCAGATATTATACCTTCCTTCTTAGACTTAGCTTTCTCTGCCTTATCTTCTTTATTATTCCTTAACTGAAACTTCCTTCTCTTCTCTGTCAACTTATCTTTATTTAACTTCCTCTTCCTATCTTTCTTATCAGTGAGAGCCTCTTGTTTCTGTATCTTATCAGCACTCTTTACCTGACTTCTAATATTATCTCTCCAACTCTCTACTGTATTCTGTGTGTTAGCAGCAATACTATTAAGAGTAGATCCTAATGAGTTTATACCATTAACAATTGACTTAAGTCCAGCACCAACACTCCTCTCAACCGTTGGTAACCTCTGAGCAGCAGTTAACGGTGTATATTTCGACTGAACACCAGTGACCCCTTTATAAGAGATCATCTTATACATGGATGCCTTTCTAACTTTAGCAGAAACTTTTGCCATCTATTAACAGGTAAACATTGGACTTGGTACAGTGGTCACTGCCCGTGTTTTAGTACCAACTGCTACATTATTTATTACTGGTACACGAGTCTTTAATACGACTGTCCTAGGTGGTAGCATGATATCCTGAACACTTGCGTCTTTCTCCTTCTTCCAAGCAAACTTTGCATGTTGCTCTTGTTGCTTAGCTACCATTGCATTGATATCAGGTGTTTCACCACCCTGAGAGAATTGTGGTAACTTAATATTAGACATATCAATAGGACCACCCTTAGCAAAATCAGATATCCAAGATTCACCTGGCTTAAGATTATGCCTCTTATTAAATGCCTTAATTCTTAGTGTCTGAAGTTCATCACTAATCTTTCGTGCTTTACTATCTTCATATATCTGATATAAAATCTTCGGATCAATATGATCACCTGCGGTACCCTCAACAAGATCCTGAATCTTAGTTGTAGGTTTAACCAACTTCATTGCCTTCAGTTTCCCAAGGATATCATCATGATGTTTGAGTAGGATGTGATAATACATGAATCCTAGTATCTCATCCATCTCAGTCTCTTCAGCAAAGTGAACTAACTCACCATTTTTTATTCTCTGCTCAGTCTTAGTCGTAAACTTAGTCCAAGAATATACAAATGTAGGTGGCTCTATATCTTCAGGACCAGTAACAATCTTCCTTATTTTTCCTCCACCAGCATATCCCGATAATGGTTTCTTCTTAGCAGGTTTACCACTAATTACAATCATTTCACCACCATCACCAAAGGATTCAACCTTATCCATCTTCACATCCTTACCAGGATCCTTACCTCTTATAATTTTCCATGCAAATCCTATAGGATTCCTCATAAAGGCAAATATATTCTTAGCAGCTTTAATGATGAAACCTATAATACCTCCAATTATTTTAATTACACCACTTAATAACCATGTGATAGGTTTCATTATCCAACCTAACACCGAGAACATCACCTTACCGATCTGACCAATAAACTTGAATAAGGTACCAAGAAACTCTGTTACACCTGTCTCTCCAGCAACATCCTTTACTAATTGGAATGCCATGCCAAAGAATTTCTGAATAGGTTCAAATATGGGTTTAATAACTGGTAAGAATGTCTTACCTACCCACTCACCTAAGAATCCACCTATAGCATTACCAACTATAGGTCCAAATGGTCCTAAGAATGGTGTCAATAGAGCAGATCCTATCATTCCACCTGCTGCCTGACCAAGACCTGCACCAACTGCTTCAGTCTTATCCTCACCCATAGCAAAACCTGATGCTATACGAGTAAGACCACCAGCTACTGCAAGTCCCTTCTGCATACCACCAGGTTTCATCGCCTTCTTACCAAGATTCTTACCAGTCTGCAATCTGGTAGGATTATTATTTCTGGTATTAAACTGTTTACCTACCTTCCTTGCTTGTTTCTCATTACCTGCTGCTCTTAACTTCTTCTGCTGTCTCTCTACTGACTTCTTCTGTGCCTTATATTCTTTCTCAGTGTATATCTTACCTGTCTCTGTATCCTTATAACCAAACTTACGCCATTGCTCGTTTCTTTCCCATGTCAATTCCTTCATGGAAGTATCTCTAAAGAGATTCTTTACCTTTGTACCATCACTGAATAGTTTTAATGGGTTTAATAGATACCGCAGGGTCATAAACCCCGTGAATAATTGTAATAATCCCGTTAGAGGTGCAAATGCTTTAGCAATACCTGTCTGACCACCAGCACCAAAGACATTAGTAATACCTTTGGCGTACATATTGACACCAAATCCTAAGATCTTAAATGCAAACTTACCTATAGCAGCAACTAACTTAAAGACCTTAGCTGCATTCTTCGCTTTCTCTGGATTAGACAACCATTTAAAGACTGCCATTGTAACGAAGATATCAAATATAGGGGATAAGAAATTCCCTATCATCTCAAAGAATCCCAAGGCTTTCTCTTTTGCCTTCTCCTTCATGGGATTTGCTTGTTTCTTCTTCGCTGGTCCCTTCTCTGCCTTATCCTCCTTCTTATTCCTCTGTTCAAACTTGAACATGTTTTTAAAACCTTTACCCCATTTCTGGAATATATTAAGGTCTCTCTTCTCTTCTGCCTTATCCTCGTCAACCTGTCTATTACTATCTACACGTAACCAATCTCTTTCAAACGTGATGAGTTTCTCTGTCTCTACCTGATTATGACTAATACTAGTTACTGTGACACCAGTACGATTGATACCCTTCCGAATCTGATTGAAAGTTCCAGAATAGGCACCATCTTCTTTGATGGGTTTGATTTTAACGTAACTCTTGATTGCCATTAGAGAGCCATTTTGTTCTCATCTGCTTTTTGCCTTCTCTCTTCCTCTGCGATATGAGCAATAAGAAGGTTCACGTATACATCACGTTCCCACGGTATCATGTCTTCCAACTCAGTTAGAGAGTATTTGTGATGTTGCATTAATGCGAAGTTAGTCTTGTAGTAATTCTCAAGACTGTCATGCATTAACGCTACTCGAAAAAACTTGCTAGTCCCTCCAGTACGAGATCACTCTCAACTTTTGTCTTAGGATTAGTTACCTTTAATGTGTATGCCAATTTAGGCATAGTTTCAAAGAATCCTTGAATTTTTGCAAACTGCTCTGCATTTAGGTCTTCAAGAAAATCTAATGCTTCCTTCTTGGTGAAAGAGTCATAGACTTCTTCTTGATCATATACCTGCTCAATACATCCTGCAGCTAATTCAAATACATCCTCTATATTAGGGTTATCAGAAAGATTCTGTTGAATGAATATATCCAATGAAGGATACTTCATAATCACACCAACATTCGCATCTAATTGAATCTTAGAGTCGTGTCCTTCTGGTATCTGCACATCTACCTGACCAAGAGGTACCTGTACATCAACTTGAGTCTCATCATCATCTGGGCAAGTAACTTTAAATTCACTAACCTCACCAACAGCAACAGATCTAATTTTAAGGAAGATATATTCAATCTCGAAAGTAGCGAGATTCTCAACTTTAGTCTTCAGATTTGTACAGTTTTTAATTATGGTTTTCACTGCTTTGACCATCTGCTTGTTGTCTTGCGACTCCATAGCGAGATAGAGTAATTTCTCTTCCTTAACTAGAAAGGGTCTATATGATATTTGTGTGCCTGTGACAGGCAGAGTCGCTTCATACTCAGGTATGGCTAACTTAGGTAAAGGCATAACGATTAATAATTATATTTCTATTTAGACACCAAATTGAGCTGCATCTACTTGTTCTGATCCAATTCCAACTGAAGCAATACCTGATGTTGAAGTATTGACATATCTATCTGGGGTATTGGTGCCCATAGCGTCAGCTCCAACACCATCAAACCTATATCTCTCATGTTTAAACTTAACGCTAAACTTAACTAGATTAGTAGGTCCATTGCTGTATGTAGCACCACCCATGTCATAAGGCCATGCTCCAAAGAATTGCCAAACTGACATTACACCGTTAAGTCTCTGTCTATAAGTAGCATTTGATTCTGTAAGACCTTCCCAACTGACAGGAGATCCAACTTCCCATTTTGTTACTATAAGATTAGTAGTATACTCTTCATACAGTCCAGACCTATTCTCCATGTCTGGTGCTGCCCAATTCATCCAATGCTCAAAGAATTTACGATGGTATTGATACTTGTCTGATACAAAAGTAATATCTAAATCATTATTCTGTTGTATCCTTGCATGTGAATATGCTGCACCTTGCCATGCTTGTGCTACTGGTGTATCTAATATTCTCTTACCAGGCACAGCAACTTGATCTGCCATATAATTCATGGCATGAAATGCATGTCTCCTATCTTGATTAACAAATTGAGTATTTGCAAGCATACAAGTAGGTAGATATAACTTGACACCATAAAGATTCGATCTAGACGGTTCCAGTTTACCAGAGGTAACCTGCTCTTTAAAATCCTGAAAACTGTTTTGCATTACTTCAATCTACTCCAGATTATGCTACTTGGTACTTCCATTGTTCGACCCAGACCTTTAGGTCTGATAACAAACTGCTCTACGGGAAGTGGTGTCATATCATTTAATTCATCTTGCGGTACATTATAAGCACTAGTCACACTAGACATAAAGTATTTATGATGGCAACGCATAGGATATGAAATACCACCACCTGCCCAGGTATTTGCCATACTCTTTCTACTATTAGGTCTCAAATAGTGCATATTCCCGCCAGAGAACTGCTTCTTCTGGTAATCAACGTCTGTGATTAGTACCATAGGGAAAGTATCCCAAAATTTCAGATCTGGTGTCTGTGCTGAATAATTGAAAAATATAATATCACCTACAGTAAATCCACCAGTATATGACTCCAATCCATACTGGAGTTGCTCTCTATACCACTGTTTAGACTGTGACTTGCCACTTGCTAAGTCTTTTACGTCTGTGAAAATGCTCATACATTTAAGTGTTTTTCGGTCAGTATGATAAATGACATGCCTTTATGTGCACAATATTGCCTTGCTGCTCTCCATTTAGCACTATTTACATTCCAAGTCTTCACTTCTGTTATAAAGGTCCGAGCCTTCTGCGATTTACGCTTAGGGGGTTTAGTTTGTGCATCTGGTTTAATCTCGATGATTGACTTGGTGATTCCTCCACTCTTCGTTCGTGCCCTAACATAAAAGTCAGGATAATAACGGTGAGTCCTGTTGTCCAGAGGGCTCCTATAAGGAATAATAATCTCTTCACTTCCCCATTCTAGTACGTTGTTGTTCCTGTCGCACCAGTGCATAAATTTCTTTTCCCATAAACTTCTATAAATAACTTTGGTATGATCACCTTTATACTTATGTTTGTTTGATGGTCGGTATTTTCCTGAATAAGACATGGCAGTAACTGTATTTCCAAGAGCGAAACCTTTAGGAGTCAACTCAGCGAGTAGTAGAGAAACAATCACAGATGGTGCTGCATTCCCAACTGAAGTAATCGATTATCTAAAATTTGAAGTATTCGATCAAAAATCAGATAGATTAAACGACACAATATATCTCTATTTACCCAAGACACTAACTGAGAAACATAGTCAAGGGTGGGGTCAAGCAAATCTAGGACCAGCAGGTGAAGCAATAATGGGAATAGCAGCATCTGCTGCTAATTCTGAAGGTGGTATTGATACTGATAGTGTTGCTGCTGATATTGAAAAAGCAGCAAAATCAGCAATGCCACAGATAGGATATAAAGCTGCGTCTAAAGTCATAAATGCTGCTATATCTGCCACTGGTGGTAGTGGGTCTGTAAGTAGAGAGCAATTAACCTCTATAATCGGAAAGAAGATCTTCAACCCATACGCAGAAGCAACATATGAAGGTCAAGGGTCATTTAGAGACCATTCCTGGAGTTGGGAAATGGCACCTAAGAGCACAGCTGATGCTAAGACCATATACAATATTATTAAGAAATTTAGAGGATATTCACTACCTGGTAAAAGTGGAAGAAATTGGTTAACAATACCAGAATACTTCCGTCTTAGCACTGTTAGATATACTGATGCAGGTGGCGGTAATGAAGAAATTTCCGATCCTGATAAAGGTGGTGCTGGTGGTATTTTAAGTCAAGTACTACAATTCCCAACAAAGATGGTCTGCACTAACGTTACCGTTAATATGCCAGATTATACATCTCTAAAATCTTCATACGCTGGATCCAGATTTATGGATTTTGGTGCTGTGAAGTATAGTCTATCATTATCATTCAAAGAGACTGAATTCCTTACAAAAGAGACTTATGGATTTGATCCAAAAGAGCAACTCGTAGATGATGCAATTTCAGGAATATTAGGTGACTTTGGTCCATTCAATTCATCAGGTATAGCATAATGGCATATTTTACACATTTACCTACGGTTGCAGTAAGGACATCCAGTTATCGTACGAATAACGTAGATCCTTATACTCTTGCAAGAAATATCTTCAGAAGGATCAAAATACGTGAAAGTCTAGAAGACGTTATAATGGGATTTGACCAATATACCATTGCGGTCAATGAAAGACCAGATCAAGTGGCATACAAGAAATATGGCAATATGTCATATGACTGGATTGTATTATTGTGTAACAATATAATCAATCTATACGATGAATGGCCCATGTCAGAAGATGAGTTAGAAAGGTATATTGACAGTGTATATGATGAAGATGCAGATTCTGTCCATCATTGGGTTACTCAAAAGATAGTAGATCAGAAAGGTCGTATCTTAGTAAAAGCAGATCGCACAGTACCAGAAGGTTACACATATACTAGACCTGATGGAACCTTCGTACCTAAGGAAGAGACCGTTAGACCTATTTCAGTCTATGATCACGAAACTGATAAAAATGACCATAAACGCAATATCTACCTTTTAAGGAAAGAGTATGTAACTGGGTTTATTGAAGAATTTACGAGTTTGGTCGGATATCTTCCAAATAGCGAAACTGACGAACAAACAGGAGCTAAGAGATCGATCAATACTACTGAAGAGCAGTTCCAGACCGTTAAACCGACTTATAGCACAAATATCGGTGAATCGAGTTCTATCGAATTTGCGTCTGAAGCAGATTACTCATCTAAGACGTTTGACACCTCTGGTGCCTCTATTAACGAAGGTGACGTATTATCGGATGGAAGCACAGTAGCAGTTACGTCTGCTGGCACTGGATCTACGTCAGGATACTAAAAACCCTACAGACAAAAAAATACCCCCGATTTTTTCGGGGGTTTTGCTTGTTCAGAAATCGAAATAATATACGGGATTATCTACGGCACCTTTCCCATGCAATCACATCACGATGCTCATAATATCCTGGGATCCATGTGTTACTACGTCCTAGGTAGTGACCTGGTACCCAGTATTTCCGAGTGATTAAAACTTCACACTTCCTCCGTTTAGGACGGTGGTGATGGTCATACTGCCAGTCCCTCCAATAAGGATCGGGTCTATGAGCATGACCATGATGATAGGACTCCTGAAATGGTTCCCAAAACTCATTCCAAGTTAGTGCTTCTGCCCTTACAGGTGCTGCAAAGAGGAGAAGTGGGAGAAACAGGAGTCTTTTCATTAGTCTTCGTTAGCTAGGGCGGCAAAGTAAGAGAGATCTGGTGATTCACCTGACTCTTCAACTTCTTGTATCTTAGCACCAAACCCTGACTTTGTAGGGGTAGGTGGGTCCGCTTTGACAACTGGACTAGTAAGAGGTGCTAGATTTTCATCCTCTTCATTGGTTTGTACTACAGGTCTTGCTGACTTGTTAAGCACAACATTCAAACGTGATGATAGATCCTCATAGGATTTGAAATTCTTTAGATCAGTAAACTCTTTAAGAGAATGCTGAGACTTCCACACTTTCTCAAGTGCATCATCTTCCAATCCACCTAACACAGAGGGTGAGTCAAACTCACTCTTATCATAGTTCCAGTAACCACCGATGGTCTGGATCTTGATCTTGAAGTTAGCACCCTTCCAAAGATCGAAAGGATTGATTGGACTTTCATCTTCAAACTGTGGTTGCATCGCTGATGCAATCTTGTCATGAATTTTCTTACCATACTTATATAAGAATACTTTACCTTCATTTTCTGGATGAAGTTGATCCTTTACAACATAGATGTTGCTGTAATAAGAAAGCTTACGCTTCTGCTTACGTGCAGTATCTTTGTCTGCATCTAGTCCACTATTCCATAGTGTCCTATTTAATTCACCTACAGGATCCTTTTGGTTAAGTGTGGTGAGAGAATTCTCTATGTACCAACCACCTGGTCCTTGAAATGCATGACTCCATACCTGTGCCCAAGGAAGGTCTTCACCATCTGGTTCAGGAAGGAAACGAATAACGGCATAACCGTTACCACTCTTATCTACCTCTGGTTTCCAAAGTCTTTCATCTGGACCCCGTCCCTGAGGCTTGGACAGGTTTTCAATCTGTTGTGTAAGCTTAGAAAACTTACCAGACTTGCTCTTTAATGATGCAAATGACATTCGTATTTGTCTCCGATTTTGTATTGTATTGTGTTACTGGATTATAGTAACATACTATTTAGGCCGTGTCAACCCCACCCTCTTGCAATTCTCTCCTCCACGTCCGTAGCTTCTCTTCCATCTGATCTAGTACCATAGTGAGGTTGAGTCCACCACTGTACTCAGTGGTCATCATCTCCATCCTACTCTTAATTTCTTTTGCTGAGTCATCATCCTGTAACTCATTTGCTGCTAGTTGCAACCGTGCATAGAATACTTTCTGCTTGGCAACTAACTCTAGAGTCTTCTCAATGTGCTCTAGTCGCTCCGATGGATTAAATTCCTTGAGTCCAGCAGACATCTTCAAGAGCTCAGTATAACACTCTTGTATTGCTTCTAGTTCCTCTTGGACTACTTCTGATTGAAAGAATTGCTCAGTCATAAGTTTAAAATGCCTTTACTTGTACGTTTAATGTAGTTTAACTGCTGTGCATCCCATTTGATCTTATCTTTTAAAGGTTTAGAGATCAGTTTACCTACTGTCTCCACCTCAATCTCAAACTCCTCACACACCGAGGCTACACCCTCGATATAATTTATAAGACCTTGACTCTCCTTAACCCTGTCTTCGACTAGGGAAGTAAACTTACCTTGTGTCATAAATTTCTCTTCAATTTCTTTCATTGTATAACCTTTATGTTGAGGTGGGAAACACCACTAGAGTTGATGATCCCTGTTGGGAACCAATTCGCTGCTACTGTTATTCTATCACAAGTTCCGTGATTTGGGGTAGCATTGTGTCGAATAGTAGGTGGGAAGACCATGTACCTGCCAGGTACAGTTGGTTCTTCATGAGTTAGATTGAAGTTATCATCCCAGTTTGCAGAATCAAAGGGCCAGATGTTACTCTTATCATAGTATGGGTTAGGATAATACCACTTGGTACTACCACTATCACCTGATGCGAAGTAATTGCTACTCATAAAGCAGTTAGCGTGAGTATGGTCATAGAACCAGTCACCTTTCCTATTTAGATTTGCCCATGCAGAATTACATGTCATCTTATTCGGTATACCCATACTCTCGCACACTTCGGCCATGCAGTCTTGCATCCAGTCGAAAAGATAGCGCAGGTCTGGGTTGTTGTAAAGGTCACTGCCTCCCTCGGTCTGATCAATATGAACACCCTTCCACATTAGATTGGTTTCATTATCTCTCCAAGGAAGTGCTGCAAGTATCTTATAAGTCTCTTCAATCTTATCTGGATTGATATCAAACTTATAGAAAGGGATACCTAATACTTCCTGCTTCATGCTACAGTCTTCTCATTATGATAGTCTCTTATCCAATCAATAAGAGTGTCTATGTAAGGTATCTTATCATATTTTTCAACGACTTGCATACCTCCATCTTCTGCTACTGATATGGTGACTAACTTGTCAACCTCAACACCAGTCTGCTCATAATACATGTAAGCATACGCTGCTTCTTGGACAAAGAACTTATCAAGGTGCTCTTCCTTCTTAAGATTCTTAGTGGTCTTAAAGTCTATGATAGCAAGCTCAGAATCAAACTCAGCAATAGCATCAACACGACCAGCAATGAATAGATTCCTAGAAAAAAGAGGGGCTTCAATAGCGTGAATGTTATTAATACGATCAAGAGTCTCACGAGCAGACCTAAAAAGGTACGTGGGAAGACCCTTGCTCTCCTTATCTTCTTCCAATTCATTTTTAAGATACTTCTCCACTAGGTTATGGTATTGAGTGCCTCGCCATGCAGATGACCGTCTGATCCTCTCTGCTTCAGCAAATCCAACTCTCTTCTGCCAAGCTAGTATACCATGCTTCGATGCGTTACCACATATTGTAGTCACACTAGGACACCACTTGTCATCTATCTTATAGAAACGACCAGTGTCAAGAGTCCTACTAGTCACCTCTTGTAGAGGCTTAGCAGGACCAACATAATTAAACATTAATCAAATCCCATTTCATGTTTGCTGATGAGGTATTCTCTGATAAAACCAGACCTCACGATATCATTGATACCGAACTCAACGCAAGCAAATGATTCCATTGCTTGTGTGATCTTCATAAAGTCTAGCACACCAGTCCTCTCATTAGCCTTAACTAAATCGGACTGTGAATAATCTCCAGAGAATATGATTCTACTATCCTGACCAACACGAGTGGTGATTGAATCTAACTCGTGGAAGTTTAGGTTAGAGAACTCATCTACTATTATAATGGCTCTGTCAAGTGTCACTCCACGTAGGAATGAAGTAGACCAGAAATCTATTGATCCCTGACCTCTTAGGTTGTCATATAATATTCTGAATGCCCCTTCGTCAGGCATGTTAAACATATATCGTACCATATTCCTGTATGGTATCTGATACAAGTCTGACTTGTCTTCGTGGTCTCCAGGTAGGAATCCGATCTCTCTCGTAGGGACTAGAGATCTGACCATGTATACTTTCTCGTAAGGAGTAGCAGGATCTAAGACTGACTGTAATGCTAGGTAAAGACTGATGTATGTCTTACCAGTACCAGCAGCACCATGTAATACTAAATGCTTACCTTCACTGAACGCTTTAAACACATCCTCCTGACTCTCTGTCAGAGGTTCAATAGTCCTGAGATGCTCAAGATTTATTGGTGGTTTGCGTTTCATTGATCTGGATGGGGTACCGTTTCCGTTACCGTTTTTCTTTTTCCTTGCTGGCATAATTAAGTAAACCTCGAAAGGTTAGCACGTGGATGTTGTTCCTGGACCTTACTCATTACTTCTTTGAATCCATCTGATTGTTTCGGATCACCATAATGTACTCCACCTACACCAGCAGACCAGTCCTTATCCCATTCGGGATTGTCCTTTCTCCACTCATCATAGGCTTTCATTGTCATGGAGAGTTCTTTCTTCTCTCCTGTGGTGTTATTTATAACAGGGTATGTTGGCATTAGTCTATCCTTAAACATGGTTGGGTGTCTCCCCACTCCTCGTAACGACAGTCACAGTCGTCAACGTCAGGACACCAGTCTAATGCTTTAGATATGGTGGGGAAGTTACAGATGAAGTGGTCACGACATAGGTTTGCTATGTCCATGTGCTCCTTCTGTGTGCCATTGGCAGTCCGTAACTTTATGTAGTGCATCCATGACCTAGCACTGCCAGTCATGTATATTCTAGTGGGTGTTGCTAGAGGGAGAACAAACCTCGCACACTCTTTCGCAATGCCCTTAGATAATAGGTCAGTGTATAAGTCAAGCCCTTCTTGGAAGTATTGCGAAATTCGGCCTTGTAAGAACGCCTTCTCGGTTTCGTCGATGTCATCTATACTATTCTGTCTATTCTTGGTGTCCTGTCTCCTTAACTCAGGCACCTCTGGTTTCTCAAGGAGGTTAGCGTCAGCATATCTCTGACTAAACTCTTGGAATGTAAATGATCTATGCCTTAGTATCTGTGCAGCAATACCACGTGTCGTATTAATCTCCAACGTCATGTGTGCTTGCTCAAAGATGGACCAATGTCCATGCTCAATGCAATACTTTAATAAACCAGCAACCTTCGGGTTGTCTTGGTTGTTTGGATTGGATACTCTTGCGACATATCCTATAGTTTTCTCAGCATCAGGTGTGATGCTCACTAAGCATACTTTAGTCATTCCAGTGTCTGATTACTCCACTAACGATAAAACAATTGGTGATGAGGTAGGTCATAAAGATAAAGGATCGTACGAAAACGATAACATTATCATAACGTTTGGTTCTTTCATCAGAGAAACTACCCAACGCATACTTCCACACTCTCCATAATCTAGTCATTCTTCCTCATTAAGATACGAGAAACTACATACAATCCCATAGCTGACCAGTAACCTAGGGTTGCCAGTCCAAAGATGCCTGGTATACATGCATTCCATACTAACATAAGGACCAGAGGTGACAGGGTAATGTTACCAATTGCAGTCACTGCTTGCTTACCAAGCTCCTGATTCTTCTCTTCCTCAGTCATCTCCTCTACAGGTTTGCTTGCCTTCCGAGGGTCAAAATATACTGTCATCCTGTTATATCCTCCAAAGTAAATATTGACATAAATTCTAGACCATTCTCTACCCATGTAGCATGGTCATCCATCCTATCTACGAT